CAGGAGAAGAGTAATGTTAGCACTATTAAAACCAATCGTATTAGCTTTCTTGAAAAGCGAAAAATTTAAAGTATTTGTTGTAGACCTACTAGAAAAGTTAGTCGAGCAAACAGATAACGAGCTTGATGACAGAGCTCTACAAATTGTTAAAAAAGGACTTGACATAGAATAATGGAACAACTAAAGAAACTACCCAGAAAAGCAACAGAAGACAGTTTTAACGAGCTACACTACCTTGTTACAGAAGACTTCTTGCGTAGAATAAAGAGTGGAGAAGCTACAACACAAGATTTAAAAGCAGCTTGCGACTGGTTAAAAACCAATGATATAACAGGCGTTGCCTTCGAGGGTAGTCCTTTAGACAAGCTTCACAAGATCATTCCTACCGTAGACCCTTCACTCGTTAAGAGGAAAGTATATGGCAAAAACTTCTGAATACTACAAGAAGAATCCTAAAGCTAGGAAGAAACGCCTTAAACAACAGGCTAGATACAACAAAACACCTAAAGGTTTATCAATTAGAGTCAATGCAAACAAACTTAATAGAAAACTTGGAACATATGGCAACCGTGACGGAATGGATGCCGCCCATTATAAGGGTAGTAAAACCAAGGGCAGAAAACAAAAGCCATCTATTAACCGACGCAGCAGACTTAAAATTAGAAAATGACCCCATTACTACCAAACCCTGATTACTATTTACACAATTTAATAACGATGACAAGTTCAGAATCGAAACGGCTCTGGAGAAGAGCTATCAAAGAGCACTTTAATTGTCAATGCGTTTATTGCGGAGAATTTTATGAATTACACAAACTCACCATTGACCACGTACGTCCAAAATGTAAGGGCGGAAGAGACGAGACGACAAATGTTGTCCCGTCTTGTAGGCGATGCAATCAGGAAAAAGGTAGTAAAAACTGGAGGGACTGGATGAGGTCGACATTCGGTATCACTGACCGAGAACATACAATTTTATCACACATAAATTAATGGGAAAACCCACAAAGGAAAAGCAAACAAAGATTACAAACGAAGCTAAACTCGAAAGATATGAGCGAAGAGTTAATCAGTTAAAAACACGTAGAGAGTTTTTTGATGCTAAGATTAAGTTTATTGAAAATAACTTCGAGAAATTAGTTGCAGAAGGAACCGCAGGGTTAACAACTCAGCAAAAAGCTAGAGGTTATTCTATTAGAGAAAATCTAAAAAATGACCTAGACAGTTTTAAAAAGAGTAGAGCTAAACTTGATTTTCTTCTTTTAAGAAATGAAGGTGGTGTAATAACTCAAGATATGATAGATTATGGATGGCCGAAGGCGTTTAGGTATAAAAATGAAGCTGAAAACAGAGAGTATGTAGCAGGCGATGTATTTGTACCTAAAGATACTGACAGAGTTAATCTAATTAAGAATGTTAAAACCGATCTTGGCTTAATAGAGCCAGAAGTAGTTGAAGAAGAACCTGTTAAAGAAGTACAGAGTGTTCCTACAGTAGATGATTTATTAGAAAAGTTAAGAATACAGGAAACTCAATTACAACGAAGTGATAGTAAAATTGACCTGACTCGGACTTTACAAATCGAACCTAGACTGGAATTATCTACTCAAAATGGAAAATGATAGAGAACAGCTAATTAAACGCCTTCAAGGCATGGGCATCGAAATAGGTGGTGGAGTTGCTACAGATGTTTTAACAGGTGCACTTTTAAATCCACTTACTTTAAAAGCTACAGCCGGTTTAAGCGGTCTTGCTTATGGTGCTATTAACTTTGGTCAGGGTGCTTATACTAATTATATGGTACAAAAGCACCTTTACGGAAACGAAGATATAAACTGGGGAGAAGTGATAGCTTCTGGTGGAATGGGTGCTATACCATTTATGAACATCGGAGTTAGCAAAGGAGCCAGTAAAGTTGTAGGTCAAGCTAATACTATAAAACGTGGCTTAGTTGGCGGTGCGGGTATGGGACTAGCAGGCGAACAAGCACGTATTGGTATAGATGAAAGACGAGTAATGAGTCCTCTTGAACTGGCTTTTGCTGCCGGTACTGGAGGAGCCTTTGGTGGTGGATTTACAGCTATAGGTAAAGGTGTAAAGAATCAGTTAAGTCGAAGAGAGTTTCGGAAGTACTATAAGAATGGTGCGTATGCCTCGCCGGGTCATGCTGCCAGAGTCAAAGCAGGTATTAGTGCAAACTCAGAAATAAATATGGTATTAGGTAAGATTGATACTGACTGGCAACTACCTGAGATCGACCCTAAAACACAAAAAAGAATACAATTCTGGAAATCATATGCAGCAAGTGACGATAAAACTGAAAAAGAAGTTAATGCGTGGATGAAAAGACTGGGGATGCCACAGAATAAAGATGGCTCTTATATATACGATCATAACCAGTACTTAAAAGCAGTAGAAAACAAAGTAATAAAGAAAGGTACTGAAGATAGAATCTTTATAGGTACTTTTACGGCTGCCGCTGCTGCTCGTGCCGGACGATCTAAAAAAGGTAAAAATATCATCTTTCCTGATATTAATGCTAGAAACGAATTTAAAAACAGATATTCAACATTATTCGATGTCTTAGGTATACCTGATTCACATTTTCAACCACATCACTTGTTACCTTTAAAAGCAGCATTACCTTTATATCATGGATTAGTTTATGGTAGCGAAGAGTGGTGGAAACTAACTGCATATTTGTTAAAAAGAAATATACAGGCGGGAGATAGTATGGAAAACATACAAATGTTTATTGGAGCCGGTAGACCAACCTCGCCACGTCAAACAAAAACTCCACCTCCCGGTAAGCGTACTACTGACAAAGTTCCTAATGCACCGACAGTTAAGACTCCTCATTCTATACAACATGCTTATATAAGAGACCCAGACAATGGGATAGGCGAATCTGGTGAATATTTTTTTACACCTGCTATTTTGACTATATTAAAAAATGAGCCAAGGCAAAGAATTAGAATTGCCAGTAAATTTTTAATGAAAATGCGTAGAGGATTTGAACTTACAAACAATGCTGAAAAGATTTATAACGGCATGTTTGATATGAAAAACTACGATCAGGATGACCTTAAACTAAATATTGAAGAACTTGCAAAAGTATTAAATAAACTAGATAACGATGGTTATTTACCAGACGATATGTTAGTGAAAGAGGAATTTCAAGTTGATGTACTACAAAAAGTTATTGAACAAGTCGAAAAAGACGGAGGAGCGGCAGAGTACATAAAACATTTTAATGCTAGTCGTAAATTAGATGAATTAGTTGAGTTTAGTGCTACTGACGAGTTTAAGGCAAAATATGAAAAGCTAGGAACAGACTATTATAATAAAATAGCAGACGACGTAAATAAATATGTAGAAGATACTGAAAAGACTCTTAATCAGTTTATTACATATGCGTCACCTGACGACCCTCAGCTGTATTTAGATGTTGTTGACTTTTTAGAAAAGAACCAACCTAAATTTTTTAATAAAGGTCAGATAGCTGAACAATTAACTGTTGGTGGTGTAGATTGGACAGATAGACAGAAAGTATTAATAATAAAGCTGATGTTAGAATTTTATGAGAGATCAGGAGCTAAATGAACAATACTTTAGAACTATTACAACAGGATTTCAAGCTTTTTCTACAGGCATTGTGGGGAGAGCTTGATCTACCTTCACCAACCAGAGCCCAATATGCAATCGCAGACTACTTACAAAACGGACCCAAGAGACTCCAGATTCAAGCCTTTCGAGGTGTTGGTAAATCTTGGATTACTGGTGCTTTTGTGTTATGGACACTCTTTAATGACCCGGAACGGAAAATAATGATTATCTCCGCTTCTAAGGAGAGAGCGGATAACATGTCGATCTTCTTACAAAAACTTATCATTGAGACACCATGGCTAAACTTTCTAAGACCGAAATCGGACGATTCTCGTTGGAGTCGCATCAGTTTCGACGTAACTTTGTACAGAAGCGGAAAGTATCCTTACCCCGAAAAGCGATAGCCGTATTATGTATCTCGGGACTCCTCAGACTACTTTTACTATTTATCGTAAGTTGGCAGAGCGTTCGTATCGTCCCTTGGTTTGGCCGGCAAGATACCCAAGAGGTAAAAGTATTACCCAATACGAAGGACTTTTAGCACCTGATTTACAAGAAGATATAGATAATGGAGCAGAAGAATGGGCTCCTACAGATAGCAGATTTACAAATGACGATTTGATAGAACGAGAAGCTTCTATGGGTCGTAGCAACTACATGTTGCAATTTCAACTCGACACAAGCTTATCAGATGCCGAAAAATTCCCACTTAAGATGGCTGATCTCATTGTCACTAGCGTTAATCCTACTACTGCACCCCAAAACATCGTATGGTGCTCAGACCCCAACAATGTCATCAAAGATGCACCAACAGTTGGATTACCGGGGGACTATTTCTATACACCTATGCAAATGCAAGGAGATTGGAGTGAATATAACGAAACCATTTGTAGCGTTGACCCATCAGGAAGGGGTACAGACGAAACAGCGGCTTGTTATCTATCCCAAAAAAACGGACTTATCTATTTGCATGAAGTGCGAGCGTACAGAGACGGGTATAGTGATAATACCTTGCTCGACATCCTTAGAGGATGTAAAAAGTTCGGTGTTACGTCGCTTGTTATCGAAACAAACTTTGGAGACGGTATAGTCAGTGAATTATTTAAAAAACATCTTATTCAGACAAAACAAAACATACATATTGAAGAGGTACGAGCAAATGTTAGGAAAGAGGATAGGATTATTGACGCTCTTGAACCTGTGCTCAATCAGCATCGCCTTATCGTTGATCGTGGGGTTATCGACTGGGACTATAGGTCGAACAAAGACAGTGCGCCTGAAGAGCGGCTCCTCTATATGCTATTTTACCAAATGAGTCGTATGTGTAGGCAGAAAGGTGCAGTCAAACATGACGATAGACTTGATTGTCTAGCACAAGGCGTAAAGTATTTTACAGATGCCCTACATATAAGTGCTCAGGAAGAGATAAAAAGAAGAAAACAGCTCGAGTTTGCGAGTATACTTGAAGATTTCTTAGACAACCCTCAAAGCAGTGCTAATCACATAGTTATGGGGATGTCTCTAGAACAGCGTCAGGAGGCTCGTGGGCGTGAATCAGGCAATGAGCTACCTAATTGGAGGTAAAAGTCGATCACGCACTTATACAGGGGAAGAGAAGGGTGGACTCGGCCCCTATGGAGGAGACTAACATCTCCTCCTATCATAACACCGGTTATCCTATGAGTGGATAACTCTTAATACACTTACACAAACTCCAAAACATGAGAATATTCGCAGCTATAGAGCGTATATTACTGGATAGATGGAGAAAAACAAAGATAGCACTTAAGATTAACAAGTGGCCTCTGTTAAGTCTTCAAGAACAGCGATTACAGCTCAAAAAACAATACCTAGAGTCTTTATTCCGTAAAAAATGACATAATTTTGTCTGGGCATATATACGACGGAGGTAGGTCGCATTTCCCCCATTGCCATCCTTAGTATAATAAGAATCTTGAGTCTCAGCGAGTCTAACGAGTCCGGTGAGTCTCAGCGAAACTAGGACGCAGTCTAGGGTAGACTCATGGTAAGACTCGTCAAGTGCGGTACGCCGATCACACTCATGCGCAACATGGACGCAATCTGAGACTGTTACAATGTGTCACGATCTGTTGGCATCTCATTCTTAGTCCAGTCTCAATCAGTATTAGACTAAGACTCACAATCATGTGCGACTCAAATTAGATGTGTGGGACTGCTGAAATCTCAACACAATCTCAATTTGGACTGCTATAATAAGTACATAGAGAGATAAAGGAGATTCCAAAACATGACAAACATTGAGACACAACCTAAGACAGCCTTCGGCAAAACATTACATTATGTTACCGATCCAGTATATGCTGATGCCCTAACAAGACTAACTGGTAAGAAAACTATAAATGATCTTGACATCATCAATTTACAAATGTTAGGATTACAAGTTAATGGTGTTAACCACATATCTCAGTTGGAGCTTGCTGTCTAATGCTGAGATCATATGATTATTACAAACAGTTAAGTGATTCGATTACGCACTTAGAAGAGAATTGTAAAGAAGTGACATATACTGTGTTACCATCTACAATTAATAGGAAACGCACATCTAAGTTTATAAAACGTAATAGTAATACAATTAAGACTCATAAGAAAGTGATGTGAGACTCATGTTAGACTTATTTGAGACTCACAATCATTATCACAATCAGTCTCATGCGACACATGTATCTTATCTGAGATTCCACACATCTCATGACAGTCTCAAGATAAGATGCTATAATATAGGTATAGAGACAGATTTTTAACTACCATCACAATCAACGCACAAGGACACAGATCATGCCATACAAGGACGTAAAGCGAGAGTCATCAAGGACGCAGGGTACTTATGACTTCTACATAGAGATAGACTGCGACTGCGAGGAGCTGTTAGACGCCTGTGACATACAGTATAAAGAGGTCGCAGATGATGACACACAGAACGAGGTGTGTATATCATTAGACAGAGAGGACTTCACGGACGTAATCGACCAGTCTCTGTTGTCAATGACTAACGAGCAGACTATCGCTACAGCACTACTCAATGCTGAAATAGGTGAGTACACGACTAAGGTCACAGTTTACACACCATACGGAGACAAGATAACTTTTGAGTAAAAATACTCATGACTTATCATTTAATAATTGCTATAATAATAATGGAGGACAATGCTTACATACACTATACTACTTAGTTTACTACTCTTTACACCACAAGAGTTCTTAAACTTATACAACTATCAATCACACACATCAGCTAGGACGCAGTTATGCTACATCACTTAACACTAGGTCGTAACAAGCCAGACGGCGGTTACGTCACAGACTTAGACTGGCAAATGTATTGTCAGGAAGTACTTGATGCTAACTTTGACGGGTATACTATACAGGACGCAGTGGG